TTTTTTGATTGAGTATTCGTACTCTTTTACTTGAGCTTGAAAATTAAAATCAACGATATCTTTCGCTAATCCTAATAAGTCTGATCGGATTTCATATCCGTTTTTTGATGTTGTTGCCATTGTTTTCTCCTTTGTGTGTGTGTTAATAGCATTTCTATTTATAAGACTAGACACCTTATTGTATCTAGTCTATATAAATTCTTTAATTACTTTTTTTTTCTACACCATCAGCATTTTGATCTACATTTTTTTTATACCAATCTACTGATTTATCTTTTGCTGATTTTATATCTGATTGTATACCAGATACAGTGTTACATGCAGTTAAGGATAATATAACAAAAATACTCAATACTCTTATCATATTATTTCTTTACTGGAGCAACCGGTTGTGTAACAGCAGGTTTTGCTGGTGTTACATCTACCTTTTTAGAAGGTTTTATTAATGTGTAAAATCCTACAACTAAAACTAATACTACCACTGTAGCAATAGCTATATTTTTATATGTAAACATGTTTATTCCTTTTTTAGTTAATGTATATTATATTATATACTAATTTGATTGGTTTGTCAACCAGTTAAATTACTTTGGGACTTCTAGTGATATGGCCTACAACGGTACCTTTATGTTCCCCTTCTTTTATGGTGTAACCTGACGTACCATTACCATTAATTTCAACTTCTTTTCTACTTCTCAATAGAATGTCGTTCTTTTCTTTTACTTGTTTATCCGTGTAGTTTTTGAATATTAAGTCTTTTAATCGTTCTATCATAATATTATTTATATGAAGTTCCGACATATGAGGTATGTTCTTTTTGCATACCTTAAATATTAAGGTTTTTGTTTATTATTGAAGTGTGTGTAAAAGTTCTCAACTGACTCAATCAGTTTCTTTTCATAGTCGGCTTTGTCTTTAATGAAACACTGAGCAACACCATCTTCACAGGCCAATAAAACAACAATCTGTTCTATCTTCTGATTAAATAATTCTTCATACATCATAGCATAGGCCGTTGTTTGTAAGAAGTAATTTTCAATCCAACCTTCTTCTCTTTCTTTATTAGCAGATTTAAAATCTATAACTGATAATTTACCATTGTAATCGGCTACACAGTCTACCTGACCAGCAAGTGTAAGTTTTTTACTATACATAATTGCTTCAAGTAATCTGACGTTATCAATTTTATCTACGTATGGTTTGATGAGTTTAAATAAACCTAAAGGTAATACATCACGTATTGAAGGCGTTTGGTTTTTCATATACTGTTCTACCAAAGTGTGCATAGCCTTGCCTCGTCTGGATGCTCTACCCATTTCCCAATTGGCAACTGACTCGCCAACATTATTACGCCATTCTTGTAATGATTCTTTTTTAAGTAAAGATAATACAGAAGTTACTGAAGGATAAGATTTACCATCTATCTCGTAAAATCTGGTGCCGTTTATGTTCTTGCCTTTTGTATTTGGTAATACACTTGTGTCTAAATTAATAAACTTAAATTCTCTTGTCATATTCTAATAATATATCATAATAAAGGTCGTTTGTCAACCTAAATCATTGGTTCGTACTTCGTCTTACCGTTTTCTGTAAAGGCTCTTAGATATTGTTTTCTGCCTATAATATCACTTCGATAAGAACAATGCACCCAACCGCTATTTACATCTTCTGGTTTCCAAAATTCAAGTATGAGTTGGTCAAAATCCAAGTTTAAATAAATCCAATCAGCCAGGTCTTTATTAGCAATACCACCTATTTCAAAATCCGCCGCCTGGCCCTTCGTATGTTGACTGGTCGTTGTTGAACCTATCTTAACACAAAGTTCTGGTGATCTATAACCTGAAGTTATAATTAAAGGTTTACCAAAATGATCTCTTACTGGTTGTAAAATATTAACTGCCAATTGTTTTAAATTATCTAAAGCTTCTTCAGTTGGTTCATTTGATATACCAAATCTTGTTGCTGATTCGCTTTTAGTTAATTCTTTAAGTGATACGTTTTCTGTTAAGTTCATATTAGCCTCTTGTTAGTTTTAATATTTTATCTATTTGTGCCTTAATAATAGGGCCTCTATTTGGCCAATGTATATAAGGTTCGTCACTCTTACTTAAATTATACAGAAAAGGTAATATTACTTTTTCAATATCTTTAAATCTTTTTAATGTATCTTCACTTGCTAATTCTTTTGTAATCGTTTCTTTTTCATTTACAATTTCCATAATTTCATTCATCATAGATTTAATTGATGATACATCTGATTTAATTTTAGATAGTTCTACGTTATTAGTCTCTATAACTTTAGGGTCTATTGATGGCGCTGCAGCTGCTGGTTTGTTTGTTACTGGAGTAAATCCAAAATCTTCATCTAAATCAAAGCCACGCATATAATCAGGAATATTATTGTCTACCATTTGTTTTTCTTTCTATGTTTAGCTATTACTTGTTCAGTTTTAGACTGTTTAATAGTTTTTTTACCATATCTTTGCCCAAGTGGGCTAGCAGGATGTGCTTCTGCAATCCTAGACATATTTTCTTTCCAACCTTGGTCATTTTTATATGTAAGGCCGGCAACACCACCTACTATATTTAGTGTGGTAAATACTTGTCTTATGTTCTTATTCTTCAGTAAATAACTGTCTAATTCTGACATTGACATTTGTTCGGTATACTCTTTACCGGTTTTTAAATTTTCAAAACTATATATTGGCATATTATTTTTTAATATTTATCTTAGGACAAAAGATAACTTTACCAGTATTTTGATTTAAATGATTTACAGCTAGTTTATTAGTTTGCTTATCCATCAAATATGAGTTTTTAAGTTCATCAATATAACTGCCATCACTAAATTTTTGAGTACAGTAATAACGGTCAAAATTAATTTCACGAATTATGTGTGTAGTTGTTGTCTTATCTTTTTCGAAAGATATAATTATAGGTTGGTTATTTGGTAAAGAAATTTCATTTTCATTTATTAAATAATTAGCATTTATAATTTTACCTTTATCATAATTTTCAATTACTCTAACTGTTACGGTCATTGTTGCTGAATTACTATTAGAATATGCTGAATTTGTTATTAACATAAAGATTACAAATTTAAAAAATATTTTTTTCATAATATTGTTGTTATATATATAACTCTTTTGTCTTTATTCCTTTTGAATACCATTCGGGTATTGGCCTTTTAGTCCATTTAGCAAAGTAATTTTTAGCAACGATATAATAATTGTAATATGAATGTAAACTATTATTTGGTACTATACAAAGTGGAAAATGACTCATAGCTGGTGGTGGATCAAAGAAAGGTACATTAGGTATATTTAGTGGTGATATCGGAAGAACATCTTTTAGTTTTGAATATGTAGAATGTACTTTACCATAACGATATGTATATTCATGTGAGAGTGCGACCCATAATTTTGCTGTGTATTGATAGTTGTTTACACTTTTTCTTACCCATATAGCTGATGGGTGGTTCATCATTGTTGATTTGTATAATATATTTTCTAAGTTTGAATTGAGTATATATCTTTTGTATTTACGGTTGTTAATTGTACGGCCATTTTGTTCAACCCCATCAAGAACTCTATGAGCAGTTGATAATAGTTGAGCATATTCTATAATCATTTTTACAACGTGTTTATCACAATGCATCTCGGCAGATTTTATAGGGTCTTTATCTAAGTAAAATATGTTCATTTTATATATAATCTTGCTAATGTTTTTTGATTACCTATATGTGAATCTTCTAATTTTTCTATTTTAAAAAGTTTAGATAATAAATCATAATATTGTTCTCTGCCAACATAATCATGTATAAAAATTACTGAATTTTTTTTAGCTTTTGCTAATAATATTAGTGCTATTGTTACTCTTGCTAAACCATCTATAATAAACATATTAGCATTTAATATTGTTTCATCCGGTAATATATAATCTTTTAAACCTGCCGGATTTTCTTCTCCTGTTCCGCCTATTGTGCGAATCAAATTTGTTTCTGGTTTATGAAAATATGTATGATTTTTAAAAAGTTTTGTTTTATTTGATACTAAATCAAACCATGTTTTGTCATGTTCAATTGAAATCATAGATTGATCTTTTCTAAGATTTTTTAATAATTCTATTGTTGTGCCGCCACTTCCCCATTCTATTATTACAGAATTTTTAGGTAATAATTTTATATGTTCAACTAGTTTATCTATTTCTATTTTAGACATATAAGGTTTTATATCATTTTCCATTAATGTATACCTTTTTTATATCTTTGACATAGTTTTTTCCAAACACCAAACCAAAATTTTTGTGCCCATTTAGAATCTGCTTTTTTACAAGCTCTAAATGCGTTATCTATTAGTTTTTGTTGTAATTTACTTGTAAGATTTAACTTCATATTCTTTCATTATATCAAATTTAAGTTGTAATGTCAACTATCTTGTTGGAAATGGTATACTTTTAAAAGTATCTACAATATTTTCTATTGGTGATTTTGGTGTATTGTTTGTATTAGTTGTAGTTGTACAATTTACCAAAAGAATTAATAGAAATATACTAAATATTTTTGTCATCTTTTCCTTTCTTTTTCTTTTCTAAATCATAGATTTGATCTAATTTTACTTTAATTTCATCATCATCTAATCTTTTCAAATTATGTCTATATAATTCTTTTACCCAAACCTCATATTCTTTATCAATTTTTTGAGTTGTTTTTACAGTATTAATAGGAGTTGGATTATTTCTCAATTCTCTTTCTTTAAGAGATACGTTCACTGCAACCAACATTAATACAGCTAATGGGTCAAATACAAATAATAAACATATAATAACAAATCTTACTGCTCTATCTAGGTTACCATCATCAGCATCACCAAATAGTATTTCAGCAACATATTTAAATGGCCCTATTTCTTTATCTATTGATAATTGATTTTTATCATAGTTTAATTTTTGATTTGATAATTGTGTAATTTTATTAGATGAAGATGTTATAATGTTATTAGCACGGTTTCTTTCATTTTGTTGTTTCTGTCTTTCAATTAAACCTTTATCAGCGTCTTTATCTATAACTTTATCAAGTGCCTTGTCAAGTTGGTCTACAATTTTTTGAGCACCTGTAATTGATTTCTTTTCAGATTCTATTTGTCTTTCAATATTCTTTACTAATAATCTATTGCCTGTATTGGGAGCTGATGTATCTAAGTGGGCCTTTGATAAAAAACCAAAGATACCAATAGAGGTTATAAACATTAACATTAATACGGCCGATAATAGATACATACGTATTGATTGTGGTAATAAGTCTAGTTTCCAATTACGATATAACCAAGACACTGTTACCAATTTGGCCACTTCTAATGTGATACCCATTGTAATGACTGCCCAATAGGCACCAGCAAACAATGTAGCCAAACCTAATATAGAATAATAAGCTCCTATAAAAGATACTGCAAGGCCTGATATTAATAATAATATAGTTAAAATCATTTAATTATTTGTCTAGTCTATCTATTTCTTCTACTGTAGGTCGTTTAGGTACAATGATAAATTTTTCATTTGGTTTTTTTATGCCTAAAAATTTTAAAAATTGTTTTGTTTCATTTACAGCACACCTATCAAAATAATCAGCTGTCATTTTTGACACTGTCATTCCTTTAATAAATTCTTTTATCTGTTCTTTATAGTTTTTTGATAACCCACTTTTATAACCAAGATGATAACTTAATCCTATAATTAGAATTGCTCCACTAAAAAATAGTACTTCGTTCATTGTTTCCCTTTTGTTTGTTTAAGTAATCTACCATAATTTGGCCAACCAAACTTATCATGTGACTCACCAACATATCTCCAACGTATTACACCAGTATCAGGATTTCTCTCGTATATTTTTGATCTTTCTTTTGTCATCTTTTAATTACGATCTTTCCATCTTGTCTTAATTTTTTAATTATATTTATAACTTGCTGGTCATAGTCTTTTGTAGTGCTCCAACTATCAAGAGCTTTTGCTAATTCTATAGCATCAACTTTACCATACCATTTGTTTTGTCTATCTCTTATTTTTCTAAATTCAGTATATGCCTGTTTAGTATTAAGGATTTTAATATAATCGCGGACGGAAGCACATTTTGTATTATATGATTTAACACGCCAAGATAATGTATCAGTATAACCGTGTGGTAATATACCTGCGTCTTTATTCCATACTCGTATACCAAATAAATTATGTCCTTCACGAGCAAATCTACTTAGACCTGCGTTACTCTCAATAATGGCCTGTGCAATAATAAGATCGTCTGGTATTCTTTCGCCTTTATGTAATTCTAAATTAAGATAGGCGATACACTTTTGCATTGTTTTTATAAATTCTTCATCTGAACCAACCGTAATTCTTGGTTCTGCGAAGCCAATTTCTTTTGCCCATAAAATAGTTTTATCAGCAGCTTTTTCTTCTATGTTTATTTTAGATATATAATTAGGATAAAATGTACCAATACCAAAACCTATTAAACATATGCCGGCAATTGCCATTATCTGTCTAACGTGAAATCGTATCTTACGTGGCCAATGGTATTTAAAATACCACTTTAAAGGTCTGTGTTTCATTATCGTTTACTTATGATATACTCGTAATGATACTGCGAAGCATCTACTAACATACCATTATCTGTTTTTTCTAAGTATTTAACTTTAACTTTCTTCTGTAAGAATAATAAACGATTATCGTTTAAATATTTTGACATAGTGCTAAATATTTTTTCTGATTCTCTTTGTGAAAAATTATTCAATACATCTTCCTGAAAGTGTCCTTCATAATAAACTTCTTTTTCACCTTTATTTTTAAACCAGGCAAATTCTTCTACTTTCTTTACTGCGTTTAATATGATTGGCTTTAGATACTCGTCTTTAAACTTTTTTGTTTTCTTTTCTTCATTCACTACGTTCATTATATATACTATGTTGTTTTATAATTTTAAACCTACACTTTTAAGTTTTGGTTTGAAACTATAAAATAGTTTGTTGTGGGCACCATTATCATTTATCTGTGTAAATTGATAAAGATGTACCATTTCGTGGGCTAACGTTTCCAAGAAATCTTTTTTATTATCGTATTTAATATCCATTTCTAATTTATGTACTCTAGTACCTTTTCTTTTGAAATCTAATTGAATTACTTGTCCCATACATCTTTGATATTTAAGTTCTTTAATTTCTATATCGTTAAACGGTGATAATTTGTTATCAAATAATCCTTCGTTGAGTATTGTGAAAAACTTTTTAATATCTTTATATGTGGTTGAATATTTGTCTTTTGAAGATAACAATGGCATAAGTTTCTTTTTAACTGCTAAAACTTTTCTTTTTGTTACCTTTATCATACATTATTTACAATCGTCCTGTATTTTTGTATCCTTTAGTAAACTGCATTTATATGATTTGTCTGCTTCAAGTCTTAGTTCTGCGGCCGCTTTATCTAATATAGCGGGTAAGTACTTCTGCAATATATTGATACTATCAAGAGCAAACAAATGTGCAACTCGTGCCAGTTCTTGTTCCATCAATTTAGAGGCATCAACTGGTTGGCCAGATACCTTTTGTGTTATCACGTGGCCTATAACAGCCGTATTATATTCACTAGCCTTAACCGATTTCATAAAAAGGGTTAAAAGGCCATACACTAGTAAACCTAGTATAGTGATATAAATTAAAAACTTCTTCATATATTTATTGTTTGTTGTTTATATGGATAAGGTAACACTTTAATGTGTTTAGGTCAAGTGTTATAATAAAGAAATAAGTGTTTAGATTCAATGACTTGAAGTCATTGTTTTTAAAGGGTTTTTTAGGAAAACCCTTAAAACCTTAGTTTCTTGTGAATTGGTCGTTCCAATTAAAGGCTTCTTTTACACAGTTTTCTGTGAGACCTTTATATGTAAGATTCAATTTCTTGTCTTTTATGTCAATTAATACTTGAGCATCATCTTTATGTAATGCTTCTAACATTTGTATAAAAAGCATTTCTTTTTTAGCTTTAGGTATATTACTACCACCTTTAATAAAAAGATATAACTTTCTTGCTTCATCTAGTAAAGATGTGTGATCTGTTCCTTCAGGTACATCATTTTGTATAAATGGTGGATTTCCCTCTGGTATATCCCAAACAATTTTAGGGTCAAAAGCAGCTTTTAATAACTGTCTTAATGCTTGACTATCGTGTTTTTTTAACACTTCAATTTTTTTAGGTTTATCTTTTGCGTTATTTACTTGTGTAAATATTTCGTGTGCTAAAGGTCTAGCGTTAGTGGCCGTACGAGCTACTGACTCCATTCCTTTTTTACTCATTAGGCTTGAGTGCCTAGGTGTTTCTTGTTCCATAATTACTCCAATATTCGAATATTAAAAATCACCAATGTTTGTCATCAATGCTTTTAGTTTGTGTTGCATAAAATAAGGTAACAGTTTGGACCTGTTAGGTATCTTATACTCTCTATATGTATTTATAATAGTTCTTTCAAGCTCTTTTGGCATACAAGAAAGGTCTATTAATTGTTTGTTTCTCTCATAATATTTACTGGTTTCACTGCCAAGAGGTATATTACTAACGTTGGCCCATTCTTCAAGTCGTTTCTTATTAATAGGTCTTTGTTTCTCACCTGTTAAAAAGATGTCGTCTGGACTTAATATATTAGGTATACCATCTGAACGGTCACCTTTTATAATCTGTTCGTGTAAAAATTTCTTAGGATCTAAACCTTCACCAACAAATACCTTTTGTATAGGACTATATTGTTTAACATTTTTATTTGATTGTAATTGTATAAAGTCTTTGTCACCACTGATAATCATAATAGGTCTATTTGTGTGATTAAACACCAATGCACCTATAATGTCATCTGCTTCGGCCTTTTCTATGTACATCATTACATAAGGAAAGTTTTCTGCAATTTCGTTTTTGATTTCTGTAATACAATTGAATATATTATCCCAATCTGTGGCTGAATCTACACGGCCTTTTCTGCGAGCGTGTTTATAATTAGGGTAAATATCTCTACGCCAAGGGTCTCCTGCGTCAGCACATAATACCATAGTGCCATATTGTTCTTTAAATTTTAAATTAAATCCTCTTAACGAATTAATGACCATATATCTTACCATTTCTTTATTAGGTTTAATATCAGCGTTACCTCTGGTCTGTGCCATAAGGTTTGATATTAAAACTTGATTAAGATCAATTAGAATCATTTTGTTCTTTTTGTTTTAAATATTCTTGTTGTTCTATTTCACGTTTTTTTTGCAAAACGGATCTTATCTTATCGGCTTTAATTTGTCTCTTATCTACTTCTAATGG